CCAAGCAATATCTCCCCGAGAACTACCGGTACGGTCCTAGCCGGTCCGTGTACGGGCCAACCCGAGCAGAATTGATAGGACTATGACCGAAATGAAAACGCCTCGTAAGGGGGCTACTGAGCCTCGATTACATAGCCCTTACATCAACGGCAAAAATCGCGGCGATGAGGTAGCGCAGCTAGCAGACTCGATCGGCCTACCGCTTTTACCGTGGCAAGATTTTGTAATTAAGGACATGACCTCCGTAGACGAGGAGGGGATGTTTATAAGAAAAACTAATCTTGTACTTTGTGCCCGGCAACAGGGTAAGACTCACCTCGCGCGTATGATGATGCTCGCGCACCTCTATTTATTTGACTCTAAAAACGTAATCATTATGAGCTCTAATAGATCGATGGCTTTAGACACCTTTAGGCAAGTGGCCTACGCTATTGAGAATAACGACGGCCTACGTAGCGCGGTTAAACAGATCCGCTTTGCTAACGGTACCGAGTCTATCGAGATGAAAAACGGCGCTCGCCTCGATGTAGTCGCAGCTACTCGAGACGGCTCCCGTGGTCGTACGGCAGACCTGCTCTATATCGATGAGGTACGAGAGATTAGCGAGGAGGGCTTTAGAGCTGCAACGCCTACGACTCGAGCCCGGGCCAATGCTCAGACCTTGCTTACCTCTAATGCCGGCGATGCTTTTAGTACCGTGCTCAATGATCTACGCGAGAGGGCTCTTAGTTTTCCGCCTAAAACGTTTGGCTTTTACGAATACTCAGCGCCTCAGTTTGCAGCTATAACCGATCGCGATGCGTGGGCTATGGCTAACCCGGCCCTCGGCTACACCGTTACCGAGGAGGCACTCGAGGAGGCGGTAGCTACTCAGCCGGTAGAGACGACTAAAACTGAGCTACTTTGTCAATGGATCTCATCGACCCAATCACCTTGGCCTCATATGTCGGTAGAAAATGCAGGCGACAAGGATCTAAAAATGACACCGGGACCGCTTACTATCTTTGCCTTTGATGTGTCACCGTCGCGTAGAGATGGCTCGCTTACAATGGGCCAAGTATTGCCCGATGGCCGTATAGGGGTCGCGGTCCTCGAGACCTTTCATAGTGACGTAGCTATCGATGAGCTCTTTATGGCGGACCATATTGCTAAATGGTGTAAAGACTTTTACCCTCGGACGGTTTGCTACGACAAGTACACGACCGCCTCGATCGCCAAACGCCTCGAGATTAACGGCATCCATATAACCGATATCTCAGGGCAAAAGGGATACCAAGCCTCAGGCGACCTACATCAAGCTCTCTCAAATAATCGTCTCGTGCACTCGGGCCAAGATGAGCTCGTAAACCATATGGCGAATTGCGCGGCAAAAGAGTCCCCGGATAGCTGGCGTATCGTCCGGCGTAAATCGGCAGGGCCCGTAGATATTGCTATCGGCTTATCTATGATCGTACATATTCTCAATCAGCCGATGGCCGAGGCTAAGGTTTACATCTAAGACACGCCGCGATTAATCGGTTTTATCCTTGACATTTTGAGAAAATCCTACCTATGGGATTACTCCAAACGCTAGGGCTTAAGAGCTCTGATAAACCTCGGGTAGAGGCTCAGTATGCACCCGCCGTAATGGACACTACTTACGGCTATGGATCATTTAATACTAATAGCGCTTACGGATATAACGGTATCGGTATCGATCGTAATTTTGCTTTACAAGTAGCAAGCGTTGCACGTTGCCGTAATTTAATTGCCGGCGTAATTGCATCGATCGATTTATCACTTTACAAAAAATCAACAGGAGAAAAATTAGGCTCTCCGGTTTGGTTAGAGCAGCCGGATATCCGTCAGCCTCGCAGCCTTACTATTTCAGCTACCGTCGATAGTTTAATTTTTTATTCGGTCGCATATTGGCGCGTTACATCTTTGTACGCCGATGATGGCAGACCGTCCGGCTTTGAGTGGGTCGCTAATAATCGCGTTACCTTTACTACTAATCAATACGGTACAGAGGTTAAAGATTATTTCGTAGATGGCAATTTAGTACCTATGGCCGGTATCGGATCTCTCGTTACTTTCCAATCGTTGCTACCTGGTGTATTGCAAACGGCAAGCACTACTATCCGCGCAGCTTATGACATCCAAAAAGCAAGCGCCGTAAGTGCAGCTACACCAATGCCTACAGGTATCCTAAAAAATAACGGTGCAGATTTACCGGAGACTCAGATACAAGGTTTACTCGCAGCGTTTAAGAGTGCTAGACAAAATCGCAGCACCGCATATTTAACGAGCACTCTCGAATATGTACCTACGTCATTTTCACCTAAGGATATGACATATAACGAGAGCTCACAATATCTCAGCACGGAAATCGCGCGCGCGATGAACGTACCGGCGTATCTAATTTCTAGCGATATGAATAACTCGATGACGTACCAAAATATTTTAGATGGTCGTAAAGAATTCGTCGCGTATTCGTTGCAGCCTTATATTTCAGCTATCGAGGATCGTCTATCGATGAACGACATTACAAACTCATCTAATCAGGTCCGTTTTGCCGTCGATGATACTTTCCTACGCGTAGATGCTAAGGATCGTTTAGACATCATCGAGAAAATGTTAAACCTACAATTAATTGATGTAGAGCAAGCCCGACAAATGGAGCAACTAACACCGCTAGGAGATACAAGTGCTACTAACGTTTAGCCAAGAAATACAGGCAGCAGATACAGAGCGCCGGATCGTATCCGGACTCGTTGCACCATATGACGAGATCGGACATACATCGGCAGGCCCTGTTATGTTTCAGCGCGGCTCGATCGCTATCGCTGAAGCCTCAAAAATTAAATTACTTATGCAGCATCAACAGGATAAGCCCGTAGGTCGCGCTATTAGTTTTAGCGACTCAACAGAGGGCGTATACGGATCGTTTAAGCTTTCGAGTAGCACTCGAGGACAAGATGCACTCGTATTAGCTCAGGAAAACCTAGTATCCGGCTTATCCGTAGGGGTCGATGTAACGGCCTCTAAGCCTATGGGGGACTACCTGTTAGTAACGGCGGCGGTCCTCAAAGAGGTAAGCCTCGTCGAGAGCGCGGCCTTTTCTAGCGCCTCCGTAACTGATATTGCAGCGGCTCGAGCAGCGCTTGAGGCAGCTACAAGTACAAAAGAAAAAACTACAACTATCTCTACGACGATCGTAGAGGTCGAAACTGAAACAGAAACAGAAAGCGAGGCGGCCGTGACTACAGCCCCTGAAAATACACCGGAGGAAACTTCGGTAGATGCACCGGCAGAGGCTGAAAAGGTCGAAGCCGCTCGAAAGATCATCCGTCCATCCGTACTAGACTCACAGAGACTACGTACGCCAATTACATCGATGGCCTCATACACAGAGCACAAAATCAAAGCTGCTCTAGGTAACGATGAGTCAAAGCTATACGTAACCGCAGCGGATGACTCATTTACTACTAACCCTGCATTTAATCCAACTCAATACCTATCAGAATTCGTATCTAATACTAATTTTGATACACCTATGATTAATGCTTTGAGTCAGGGCACCTTGCCAAACTCAGGTATGACGATCTCCATCCCATCACTCGTCACCTCAGCAGGCGGCGGTAATGGTGTTGCACCTCTAGTAACCGTAGAGGCAGAAGCCGGAGCCGTACAAAATACAGGCATGGTTACAGAATATCTAACAGGTACAGTAAAGAAATATGCGGGTATGAATACGCTCTCCGTAGAATTGCTAGAGCGCTCAGATCCTAATTTCTACGCTGAGCTAACTAATCAGCTACAACGTGCCTACTCACTAGCTACAGATGCTGCGGTAATCGCAGACGTAGTAGCCGGCGGCGTACAGGGCACCGCGGTAGCTGCAACTAGCGCGGGTATCATCTCTTACGTATCTACAGAGTCAGCGAATATCTACAAGAATACGAGCTACTTTGCTAAGAATTATGTAGCTGGTCCGTCACAATGGAGCCTACTAATGGGCGCTACAGACTCAACAGGACGACCAATTTACAACGCAACCGCACCTATGAATAGCGGCGGTCTATCTACACCTACATCTATCCGCGGTAACGTCCTCGGCCTAGATCTATATGTAGATCATCAAATGGTAGCTACTACTATCGATGACTCAGCGTTTATTGTTGCACCTGAGGCGATGACGGTATACCGCAGCCCACAGGCGTACATGAGCGTAAACGTCGTCTCAAATCTACAGATCCAAATTGCGATCTACGGATTTATGGCAACAATCGTAAAAATGCCTAAGGGCCTTGTACGTTACAACCTAACCTGAGATAAACCCTAGTAGTCGGTAGGGCTCTTAGCCCTTTGAGCCCTACCGGCCTTTTTAAGTGAGGAGATTAAGATGCCTGCAACCTACGTAACCGAGGCCGAGCTACGCGCTAACCTTGGCATCGAAAACCTATACTCCTCGGATACCGTAGAGACGGTATGCCAAACGGCTCAAGATTTACTTAATCAGTTTTTATGGTTTGCCTCAGCACCGGTAGTAGGCACGACACTACAAAATAACGTAGCTACCGTAATGATCTCTAACCCTGCAATATTTACTACAGGTCAGAGCGTAACCTTGAGTGGGTGCGGCTCAACCTTTAACGGTACCTACACAATTACGGGCACTATGCCGTGGAGCGCCGGGACTACTAACCTCATCCCCTCGATCGTTTGGAATAATTACGCATGGAATTGGCCGGCAGGTTATAGCTTTATCCAATTTACTAAGGTCGCAGCCGATGTTAATTTTTCTCGTGTATTGCCTTATGGCTCAGCCGTAGGCGCAGATACAAAGACAAACTCATACGCAACTACTCCGGCCGTAAGAGAAGCCGCGATGATCTTGGCCGTCGATATCTGGCAAGCTCGCCAAGTCTCACAGACCGGCGGCGTATCTATCGATGGTTTTAGCCCTAGCCCTTACCGGATGGGTAACTCAATGATCGGCAAGATCCGCGGACTAATCGCCGGATATACAAACCCTAACGCGATGGTCGGATAATGACCGCGCCGATTACGACTTTGCGAGCCTCACTAGCTGCGGCTTTAGCTAATGCAAACGTTTGGAATACGTACGCCTATCCGCCTCCTACTATCACCGCTAATAGTGTGATCGTAAGCCCGGCAGATCCGTACATCACACCAAGTAATAACGAGTACGCCAATATTTCGCCGATGGCATCTTTTCGCATCATATGTAACGTGCCTATGTACGATAACCAAGGAAACCTACAAGGTATCGAAGCTATGGTGTGCGCCGTTTATGAAAAGTTAGCAGCATCGTCGATCGTTATGAATATAGGACCGGTAAGCGCTCCTAGCGTATTAACCGTACAAAGCGGCGACCTATTAACTACTGACATCACTATCTCAATACTTACGAGCTGGGAGTAACTAATGCCATATACAGAGGATGACCTAAAGTTTTTGCAAAAGATCGGGCAGATCGTAGACGAGCCTGCACCGGTCAAAGTAGCAAAAGTAAAAACAACAACAACTACAACCGAAAGCGAGGAATAGGCACATGGCCATATTCTTAAGTAATGGAGTGGTCGTAACCCTTAACTCGGTCGATCTCTCAGATCATGTAACTAGCGCGACTATTAACCGTGTATTTGAGGAGCTCGAGGTAACGGCTATGGGCGATAACGCGAGACGATTTACCAAGGGCCTCGAGACCTCGACGATCACGCTAGATTTTCTAAACGATACCGCAGCTGGTGAAGTCCTACAGACTTTGCAGGCAGCTTGGGGTACAACCGTACCTATCACACTAAAGCAAACTACCGCGGCTATCTCAGCTACTAACCCTGAATATCAGACAACAGTATTAGTAAATAATACAACTGACATTAACGGAGCGGTCGGAGATATCTCTACTCAGAGCATTACCTTTACCTGCAACTCAGTAATTACAGTAGACACAACCGTATAACAAACAAACAAAGGGGCAACAAATGGCACGACTCAAAATAACAAGGGCTACCGGAGAAGTTACCGAGCATCAGATAACTCCTCGGATCGAGTACGCCTTTGAGCTCTACGCAAAAAAAGGTTTTCATAAAGCCTTTAGAGATGACGAAAAGCAGACCGATTTATTTTGGTTAGCTTGGGAGTGTATTAGGACTAGCGGCGAAACCGTAAAAAGTTTTGGCCCCGAGTTTTTAGATACATTGACTCGAGTCGAGGTATTAGACGACGAGCCTTTAAGCTAGGGCGGGACTCTCTAACTCACTTGGTAGCGCAGCTATCGATACGGTTAGGGATCCCGCCTCAAGCGGTATTAGATCTCGAGCCCGAGATGTTTAAGATGTTAATAAAAGTATTAAACGAGCAAGCAGAGGAGTCTAAAAATGTCGGTAAAGCTAGACGGCGTTAAAGAGACTCTACGCGCGATGCGTAAAATAGATCCTGAGCTATTAAAAGAAATGAATAAAGAGATTAAAGGGATTATGATCCCGATACGCGATAAGGCTCGAGAGTACGCGCCTACCGCTGCGCCGGGTGGACTTTATAACTGGGACGAGGGTAAGTACACTCGAAAGATTACGGCCCGTAACTCTGCATTTCGTACCTTTAATAGCGAGGGACGTTTGCGCCGTTTTCCTCTTTACCAAGCCGAGATAGCACGTAAAGGTATTTATTACACCGCAGCGCCTAGTAAGCGTAACCGTAACGGGTGGAGCTCTCAGTACATCGTAGCTAACGCCTCGGCTAGTGGATCCATTTATGAAACCGCCGGACGTAAAAACCCGGGTGGAGACCCTAAGAGCAGATCTAATAACCCGGGTGCGGGTGCTCACTTTATTAACCGAATGGGTCCTCTATATGGCGAGGGCTCAAGCCGTGGCCGTTTAATCTTTAGAGCGTGGGCAGAAAATCAAGGCAAGGCTCAAGCTGCGGTAGTACAAGCTATACAAAATACGATAGTTGCCTTTAATCAAGGTCGCTACGACAAGGCGGCATAATGGCAAAGTTACCCGATCTATTAGTTAATGCCGTTACTACCTTTGACGGTAAGGCTTTATCTAAAGGCCAAAAGCAGATACAGAGTTTTGAGAAAAACGTAAAAAACCTAGCTAAATCTTTTGGCGTAGCTTTCAGCGCTGCGGCTTTAGCTCAATATGGCAAAAATGCCGTTAAGGCTTTTGCAGCCTCAGAGCTTGAGATAGCTCAATTAACTACATCGGTACGTAACTTAGGTTTAGCGTTTGCCACGCCTGAGATTAATCAATACATAGACAAGCTCGAAGCGGCTACCGGTGTAAATCGAGATCAGTTGCAGCCGGCGATGATTAAGCTGCTACAGGTAACGGGATCAGTATCTAAGAGCCAAGAGATGCTCAACCTTGCTATGGATGTAGCCGCGGGTACGGGTACCGACTTAGCTAAAACTAGCGAAATATTAAGCCAAGCATATGTAGGTAACTTTAAGGGCTTACGCTCTCTTAACCTAGGCCTGACTCAAGCTGAGTTAGCATCCTCTAATTTTGAGGAAGTACAAAAGCGCCTACAAGTTTTATTCGCCGGGCAGGCCAAGGTAGCAGCTGATAGTTACGTAGGCTCGATGAATAAGCTCGCTATAGCCTCAGAAAATGCAAGCGAGAAAATCGGTAAATCTCTCATTAATGCTCTTACCGCTTTATCCGGTGGTAAGACTATCGACGACACTATCTCTAAGATCGATACCCTTAGTACCGCTATCGCAGGGCTTATCGATGCCACGATAGGACTTAAGGCCGGCGAGATCCTGCAACAATATTACGGCCTCAACGCGGGCAAGATCCCCGGAGGGTTTGGTAACCGCTCACTCTCTGCGGGCAACCAAGATACACAAAGAGCAGATGCCAAGGCTCGAGCTAAAGCTGAGGCAGATGCAGCCAAGCGAGCTAGAGAGTTACTAGCCCTGCAAAAGAAACAAGCTTTAGCAGAAAAAAATAAAATTTCGTTATCAAAGGCCGCGGCGGTATTTGATACTAACCGCATCTCTATTGCTGCTGCTTTACGTGCTACCTACGATAAAGACACAAAACTACGCCTCGAGGCCCTACAGGCTATTGAGGAGGATAACGGCGAGCTAGCACTTAAGAAAATTAGCGAGCTAGCAGCTCTGCAAAAAAATGCAGATATGGCCAAACTAGCCGGCATTACTCAGATTAGTAACGCGACCCTTGAGGCTATTAATACTCAGTTACTAACAGAGCTCAAGGCGATTAATAGTAGCAAGATGGCCGAGAGCGAAAAAGAAGCGGCTCGGCAGATCGCGTTTGGTAAGTATAACGAGGCTATTACTAAAGCTGGTGAGTTAGCAGCTAAAGAGAGTTATAGCGAGCGCGTACAGATCCAATTAACCGAGATCGCTAAACTCGCATCCTTGAGTAAAACCTCTAACGCTGCTTTAACACTTACTAAGCTCCGAGAGTCTGAGGAGCTAAATATGATCGACCGCGTTGCAGCGGCTCAGAAAAAGGCGGACGATGCTCGATTAAAAGCACTACAGGATTACATCGCATTACTTGGCAAGGTCGGTACAGGCGGTAACACCGCAGGGCTTACCTCTAGCGGCGTAGGCTCACTTATCCCTGCTACAAAAACTTTAGATACGGTCGAGAAAATGGCAGAAGCCACTAAAGGGCTTAAAAAAGATGTAAATATCTTTGACCTATTCCCTACTTTGACGGATGCACAAAAAGAGGATCTAGGCGGCTATAGCCCTACTATGAATTACGGACCGGGATATAATCAAAAGGTAGAGGTAACTATTAATACCGCCGTAGGAGATCCTGAGGCTATCGCTCGAGTTATCGAGGATGTACTTAATCAATCAAGTTACAGAGGTACCTCAACTAATCGCGGATCAGGGCTTTACATAGAGTGAGTACATGGCTGCCTGAGTGGCGTATAACCGTCGATACTACGGTTTATACAAACGTCCTAAGCGTAACAATGGCGACGGGTCGCGATGATATCGATTTACAATGCAACGCCGGCTATGCACGTATGGAGATCGTAAACGTAGATAATACGGCTTTTGATATCGACGTAACCGATGCCCTAACTCTCGAGTTAAAAAATAGCTCCGGTACTTACGTGCCCGTGTTTGGTGGCACCGTCTCCGATTTTGGTATCTCGGTCCGCTCTCCGGAGGAGGTGGGCTTTGTAACTATCGGTAGTATTTTGGCGGTCGGATCACTAGCTAAATTAACTAAAGCTCTTTTCCCGGATGCCTTGCCTAAAACTGAGGACGGCACACAGATTTACGACATCCTTAATGAGCTTTTAATTAACTCATGGTTTGAGGTAGCACCGGCTCTACAATGGCAAGACTACGACCCTACGACTACGTGGGCTAACGCTGAAAACGTAGGACTCGGTGAGATCGATCAGCCTGGTTTATACGAGATGATTAGCCGAGCGGCGGACCCTTTTAGTAGCTATAACTTATGCGCTCAAATTGCACAAAGCGCACTCGGCAATATTTACGAGGATAAGGCCGGACGTGTTTGCTATGCGGACGGAGACCATAGGACGGCGTACCTATCGACTAACGGCTATACGACTCTTTCAGCTAATTACGCTATCCCGTCCACGGTTAAGTCGATCCTACAGATCGGCAAGATCCGTAACTCTCTCGTGTTTAACTACGGTAACAACTACGCCTCTCAAGCCACGGCCCTCAATGCGGACTCTATTGCTAATTATGGCCGCTATCAGCGCAGCGTAAACTCAAACTTGCATAATTTGTCAGACGTAAACGATGTAATGGACCGCGAGTTAGGCCTGCGCGCTATTCCTCGAGAGCAGCTACAGGCCATTACCTTTAGACTCGATAACCCCGATTTACCGGATGCAGAGCGTAATAAGCTGATCGATGTATTTTTTGGGCAACCTATCGTAATTAATAATTTACCGATTAATATGTTTAACGGATCGTTTAACGGTTTCCTCGAGGGGTTTGCTATTAGAGCCACGCCTCAATTCGTAGACATAACGCTCACCCTGAGCCCTACAGATTTCTCATTAGTGGCGCCACAATGGGACACGGTTAGCCCGGCTAACCTAGTTTGGACGGGTGTAAACGCTACACTCATCTGGGAAAATGCTTTTGGAGGTTTGACATAATGGCAACAGTAACGCCTAATTTTAATTGGCCGGTACCTACATCGACCGACTTAGTAAAAGATGGAGCTACGGCTATCGAAGCCTTAGGCGACTCCATCGATGCTAGTTTGGTAGACCTCAAGGGCGGCACAACAGGACAGGTATTAAGCAAGGCATCTAATACCGACATGGACTTTACGTGGGTAACAGATGCAGCCGGCGATATTCAGGGCGTAACAGTTACGAGCCCTCTTACAGGTGGAGGCACTAGCGGCACGGTAACGGTCGGTATTCTTAGCGGTACTACCTCAAACCTTGGAGCGGTGCAGCTTTCAGACTCTACCTCTAGTACATCTACTACACTAGCTGCAACGGCTAACGCGGTAAAAACTACTTATGATCTAGCTAATGGAGCTATTGCTAAATCTATTGTAGATGCTAAAGGCGACCTCGTAGCTGCAACGGCAGCGGATACAGTTACACGTTTGGCCGTAGGAGCTAACGGCACCGTCTTAACCGCAGACTCAGCCGAAGCTACTGGTATGAAATGGGCGGCGGCTGCAGGCGGAGGTAAAATTTTACAAGTTTTACAAGATACCGCATCCACCGAAATAGATAACTCTACGACTACTTATGCGGCAACGGGATTAAGTCAAGCAATTACACCGGCTACTACATCAAGCAAAGTTTTGGTCATGCTATCAATACCAATTCACAAAACGGCCGAGTCCGCTGATAACGCCGTTACCGTAAGAATTTTACGAGGTGCTACTGAAATTGTGCTTTCGACATCTCAATTACTAACACAAACAGCACTAAGATTTATTGGTAATCTTTCTTTTGTTTATTTGGACTCGCCAAGCACAATTTCAGCGACAACATACTCAGTAGAATTTAAGAATTATAGTAACAACAACCGCGCACGAATTTGCTCAGATAATACTTTAGCTACTCTCGTGCTTATGGAAGTGGGTGCATAAAATGATTAAAGGCAGTGATGTTTTGGCTATGCTTAGACCAAATGGCGGCTGGATAATGCGCGATAATGATTTTGACCAAATACAATGGATCAGTTGCGAGCCTCTTACACGGGCGGAATTCGAAGCGGGATTTAAACAATACGAAGTTTGGAAAAATGAGCAGGATACAAAGGCAAAAACCAACAAAGCAAACCTGTTATCTAAACTCGGCATAACTGAGGATGAGGCGCGCCTCTTACTTTCATAATGGAAACAAGTTACAACGGCTACCCGGCCTCTAAAGATCCGGCCGAGATAAAAATAAAGTCCTACCCCGTAAAGGGTACGGATCGTAAGCTAAGGTGCGCCGAGAGTGTTGGGCCTCTCTTGGCCGCCTTTGCTGCGGAGTTTCACGAGCTAATCGAGCCGATCGATGAGGGTACGTTTGACGATTGGGGTTACGCTTTTAGGATGGTGCGCGGATCTACCGATCGCTTGTCGTGTCATTCATCCGGCACGGCTATCGATCTAAATGCGACTAAGCATCCACTAGGCAAGGCCGGTACTTTCCCGGCTGAAAAAATACCGATGCTAAGAGCTCTAGCTAAAAAATACGGCCTAAAGTGGGGCGGCGACTTTAAGACCCGTCCGGATGATATGCATTTTGAGGTAGAGGTATCAGCAAGCAAGGCTAAAGCATTAATCGCTAGTTTAGGTTTAGAGTAATACAAACCCTAAAGGGCGTTTAGGAGCAAGTAATGAAAGAGCAAGCAATAGCTGCGGCTAAATCCTACGGTCGCGCATCTTTGGCATCCGTAGCTGCGCTATATATGTCAGGTATCACCGATTACAAAGTATTGGCTAATGCGTTTATCGCAGGGCTAATCGGGCCACTACTCAAGGCGCTACAACCTAGCGAGAAGCAACTAGGCGTAGGGTCTAAGTAATGGAAAGAGCTCAGCTCGTAGTTGGTATAGCACTCGGGAGCTTTACCATTTTGGGGCTAGGAGCTGGGCTCGTCCGTCATATGGTTAAGTATTATCTAGCCGAATTAAAGCCGGACGGTAACGGCGGCCATAACCTAGCCGGGCGCGTGGAGCGTATCGAGCTGCGCGTAGACAAGATTTACGAGATCCTGCTCGAAGATCGCTTAGCCAAGTAGCGACACGCCAAACGTCTATACGCTTTGTATTCTGACAAAAAGCCCTCATACTGATACTACAAACGCTGAGAGGGCTACTCGGTAGCTTAATCGGCCTTAACAAAGGGCTAAGTATATGAATAGTGCAGATATATTAATCGCTGCTTTTGCAGCTTTTATTGGTTTTATGTTTATGGTAATTGGTTACTCAATAGGCTTTAAGCACGGGCACGGCGAGGGCTTTGTACGTGGTCGCGCTATTGCTAGAGCTCTCAAAGAGAGCGAGTTAATCTAAATGGGTTTTCTAGATAACTACGAGGACGTAAACGCTCGTATTAAGCGCTTTAGATCAGAGTTTCCATCCGGGCGATTAGTCGCTTACATCGAGGACATCGACATCATTAAAGGCACGATACTCGTTAAAGCTGAGGCTTATCGTGAGTATGAGGATACGGTGCCAAGTGCCGTCGATTACGCTTTTGGTAACGTATCGACTTATCCAAACAATATGAAAAAATGGTTTATAGAGGACACAATTACCTCAGCTTACGGGCGCGTAATTGGCCTATTAACACCGAGCGAACACGCACGGCCTACGGCGCAGGATATGCAAAAGGTCGAGACACTACCGGCAGACTCTGATCCGTGGAGTACGAAAGCCTCGATCGAGGATATGGCTACGATGGCAAGCTCCGTACTAGAGATCGCTAAAGAGTTAGGCGGTGAGTTAGTAGCTGAGGCTCCACGCTGCTCTCATGGCACGATGGTTTGGGCCGAGGGCACGGCTAAAGCGACGGGTAAGCCGTGGGCCGCCTACAAGTGCACCGAGCGAGTTAGAGCTAATCAATGTAACCCCTATTGGCACGTACTCGGATCCGATGGAAAATGGAAGCCTCAAGTATGACAATTAACACTAAAGATATTTACCGCTCACCGGATGGGCATATTTATAGCTTTGATGGTTACGGCGGTGCCGGTAATTGCTCGAAATGCGATAACGATACGCATATTAACGATTACGTGCGCGAGGATGGTTTGGTCGTGGCATTTTGTAAACGATGCGAGGACGGTCTAAAGCTATGAGCGAGCTAACCTTTATTAAGGACGGATTAGCTACGACTATCCACGATAACGGCGATATGACCGTAGTAGCTGCTAAACAATGCGACGAGTGCTTTACGTGGCATACAGAAATGGGCGGCTTTAGCGTACGAGACGTAAGCGGTGAGGTCGTATTATGGTTATGTGCACAATGTCGCGCGTAGCTAAAGTCGTACTCGATAGATCGCAGGAGATTACCGCTCATCGAGTAGGGCTAGAGCGCACAATTACCCGTAACGCTGAAATACAAGATGCGAGTAATTTTGGCCAAGTCTATAAAAACTGGCACGAGCTAGTATGGCAAGAGTCAGAGGCGGCAGCGGCAGAGATGGCGGTAGCTAATTATTTTGGCGATTATGGCTTTGTGCCTGCTATTGATAATGCTCACGATACGGCAGACGTAGGCGATAACATCGAGGTTAAATGGACCAAACACACTAACGGCCATTTAATATTACAAAATAGAGGACCGGGCAGGCCTACAGATGTAGCTATATTGGTTACAGGCTTTAGCCCGGTTTACGTTTTACTGGGATGGATGCCCGTACATATGGCCAAGCAATCTAAATACAAGCATCCTTATCAAAATAATTATTGGGTGCCTCGATCTAATCTATTCGAGATGCAATACCTAAAGAGGTCTAATTATGGCGACGTATAAAACTAAATGCCGCCTATGCGCTCGCATTACTGAGCATATAGAGCGCGTAGTAACCGATAACCTGCCACCGTACGTTAAATCGCTCCAATGCGTTAAATGCGGCGTAATGGGCATAGTGCTAATGGAGGACGTTAAAGATGCCGACGTATGAGTATGAGTGCATAAGCTGCAACGTGCGCTATGAGACCGTGGAAAAGATGGCCGAGCACGTTACGCCGTATTGTTGTAATTTGATGATGAGGCAGGTTTATAGCGCTCCGGGCCTTGTGTTTAAGGGTACGGGATGGGGTAAAGATGCCTAGAAAAATATTAGATCCGGCCTCAAGCATGAGGGCGTTTTATTTCGATAAACAGGATGATCGCGTATTGTTTGGCGATATTCGCGAGGATGAGACTCATTTACTTACTAATGGTCAGACGATACACATCAAACCCGATGAAGTAATGGACTTTAGATCTATACCTTACGCTGATAATACGTTTGAGATGGTTATCTTTGATCCGCCTCACCTATTGCGTTTAAGCGAAAAATCATGGATGCGTAAAAAATACGGTGTCTTAGATGCTGATACATGGCGCGAGGATATTGCCAAAGGTTTTAGCGAGTGCTTTAGAGTCCTAAAAGAGGGCGGGACTCTCGTGTTTAAGTGGAACGAGACATCCATATTGTTACGCGAGATCCTCACTTTGACCGACCAAAAGCCTATTCTCGGACATCCCTCAGGGAAAAGGATGGCTACTCATTGGGTCCTATTTATGAAAGAGACTCGTATAAATGATTAATAGTTATCCACAGAAGTTATTCACAAGTGTTAATAGATTGTGGGACACGCTCAAAGATACGCTCAAGATTGACAGGTATTTGACTAGGCGAGTACGCTCCAGACTCGCAGGCGAGCCGCTACCGCGGATAGCTCGCAGGCGTAGTTTGGTGCTATTGGCCGGGCTATTGCTATTTAGCAATATGCCTGCATCTCAAGCAATTAACACACAAAGAGATAAAGAAAACTACAAACTATACGCACATATAAAGCTACTTAATGCTAAGCAATATAGATGCCTTGAGACTCTATGGAATAAAGAGAGTAGATGGGATCCACGTGCAGATAACCCTAAGAGCTCTGCATATGGGATACCTCAATTACTAAAGCTTAAAGTCCATGATCCATTTATGCAGATAGATCTAGGCCTTAAGTACATAGCCCATAAGCACCGCACTCCATGTAATGCCCTAGCCTTTCATAATAAAAGGGGATGGTATTGATGGTAAGAGGCAAGCAAGACCCTCGAGTAAGTCAGAAGTACAAGAAAGCCCGGTTAGTCGTATTAGCTAGAGATGGTTACACGTGTGCCTATTGTGGGCAGGATGCTACGACGGTCGATCACATACAAAGTATCAAGTCCGGAGGAAATCCGGTTAGTTTGGACAACATGATCGCCTGCTGCTCTCGATGCAATAGTGCTAAGGGATCACGCTCACAAGGCGTTTTTTTAGCAGGCAATTCTAC